GTAAGTTCTTTGACTTTGACTTCTTGACCTTGTTCATGCAAGACACGATAGTATCCCCAGGCCCTACCGGTCTTAGGAGCCTTCCATTCTTGAAGAATCCACGAACTAGAATTCATTTTATTTTCGCCGCCCACACCAAATACAAATGACAAATTGGAATCTACAACATCCATCTCTGGAATGTTATCTTTGGTCCTATCGCCGCCATTGGCAAATATCAGTTTGGCATCGGGATAATGTGCTCGCACTTGTTGAATAAAATGTTTTGCTGATCCGTCATCGTCATTAAAGGTATAAACTTCGTCAACCATCGATAGATTATTGATGATGCACAGTCGTTCGTTCCACGGCATAAAGGCCGCGCCTTTTTTACGGACAAGCCAATCGTCAGAATTTAATCCAACAATTAACATGTCTCCTAGAGTTTTTGCAGCTTTGAAGTAGGCAATGTGCCCGGAATGTAGGGGATCAAATCCACCAGTAATTAAAACGATTTTCATGCAGATATTTATCTGCGTATATTATCTAGTATTTAAAGACTGGCGTCTTCTAGTCCAGATACTCGTAGTTTAACAATGTTGCTGAGATGCCATTGTTTTTGGTCAAGTGCTTTGATAATGCCCAGCCATTTGTTGCGTAGAAGAGCGAAATCGTTGATAATTTTTTCAAAGTCTACAACGTCAGCTTCACCTTCAACGAACTTTTCACAGTCCCTTGAAGATAAAGCTCGTTGATAATTTTCGAGATACTTGCGAAAATGTTGACTGCGAAGTCTACGAAGTTCAATATTTAAGTATTCAAGGATACCTTCAATTTCTTGAAGTTGATTAAAGCGTTCTTCCACAATGCCGGGCATCTGCGAACTTGCCTTCTCGATGTTACCCGCTATGCGGACATCTTGTTTTGCTTCGATTAACTCAGCTTCATAATAGGCCGCAGCATCTGGAATGTTGCTTATATCTTTACTAACCTTGTCGTACCAATTCATTTATTCCTCTTCGTCGTAGCTGTCTACATCTTCTTCGATCTCTTCACCGTCGATGGCGTATGTGATAGCTTCGTCAAGAAAAGGATCTACTCCTTGCAAACTGTCTAACACACTTTCTTTGATACCGTAGTCAAGCAATGTGTTTACAAAATCAGTGGCCACATCCGGTCTTTGTTTTTCAGGAATATGTCCAATTACCACGTGCCACAGGTCAGCGATTAAATCTTCTTTCATTGTGCTTCCTCCAAGTCTGGTTCAACTGTAGTAGTTATCTCAGATGTGGAAATTTCACCATGTTTGGAAATATCTTCCATGGCAATGTCTAGGCCGTCTTTCTCATTACGTTCCCAAGCCTTGCGGAACTGCTTGATGATCTCGCCGTCTTTGGTAGTGTAGACAAGGCTGTTACCTTCTTTCTTGAGCATGCCTTTGGCTTCGAACAGGTCGACTAATCCACTATATGGACTCATACCTGTTTCATAAGGAATCTCGACCTGCACACTTTCAAACGGCTTTGCATAACGAGTTTTCATGATCTTACAAGCAGCACGAATACCTTGCACAGTTGTGGTCTTGTTGCCATCAGCATCGAGTTTCAGTTTCAATTTACGCATGGCAACCACGATTGAACTGGCGTAGATAAAGCCTTGACCGCCACTGATCTTGTCGTCTGGATCAAACATGTCTTGGCTTGCGTATGTGTGATTGGTTGCGACTAGACCAATACCTAGACTACCAAACATGTTTACACAATTACGAACCAGTGCTGTGAGTGCTTTAGGTTTACGGCCCATGTCACCTTTGAGATCCCCGGCTTGAAACTGGTTAACATCAGTGGGAGTCAGTAACATTCCAAGACTGTCAATGATGAACAATACTTTAGGACGCTCGTCTTCTGGCATTGTCTTGTATTCTGCAACAAATTCTGTAATAGTTTTTGCCACATCGTCAATCATGGCCATGTTAAGTTTCAACAACTTATCTGGACTTGTATCAACTTCAAGTGCGTGTAACCATTTCTCGTCAAGCGCATTTTCTGTATCAATCAAGATCGGAAAGATACCTTGTGCTTGTGCATTCTTAACTAGATTGCCTGAACAGATAAAACTCTTACCTGCGCCACTTTCGCCTGCAAATACTGTAACTTTACCTAGCGGAATACCACGTTTAAAGTCTCCGCTAATAAGATAATTTAATGCATAGTTGTTTGTACTGACCCAATCAGTTGGGTCGTTAAAGCCAATACTTAAACCGTCAATAGATTTAGTAATTGACTTTCTAAATTTAGAAATATCAAATGCTTTTGCCATATTAATTGTCCAGGTCCATTGCGTTGTATTCTTTGATTAACGCAATTAATTCTTCTTCTGTGTTGCAGACTGTTTTAGAATTCTTCCATTCTTCTTTTTTATCACGCCCGCTAATTTCAACCATCCAAGCATTATCATAACGATTGATCGTGATTGATTCGCTCACTTTTGTTAATTTAGTTAGTTTTGCCATTATTATTTTCCTAGAAATGAAAGAGAGTGCGAGATTGCCTCGCACTCTATGTTTAGTCTAATTACTTCTGACGATTGCGAATCATGGCAAGAATGTCTTGCGCACGACTAGCAGATTCTGTTGAAGCTGCCGGAGCGGCTGCTGGAGCGGCCTTAACTACAGGAGCTGGTTCGTCATCTGCATCTGCAATAGGAGCAGCAACAGCCGTTGGTCTATTAGGATCACCAGTGGCTTGGCTCATGCCTGCTGGTTTAAAATATTGTCCCCAACGTTCCATGTCATAGGCTTCACCATCTACAGAAGCTTCAAACATTTCTTTCATGACTTTAAGTTCAACATCAGTGGGTTTCTTTGGCAAGAAGCCGCTGAGATCAAAAAGACCATGTGACTCTACTGCCGCTGATTCAACATCTGTCAGTGAACGCTCACGTCGGCTCCACTTTGATGTAGAGTAGTCAGCAAAGCCACCTTTTGATGTCTTGGCAATACGGAAGTCGAGACCTTTCAGATAGTCTGTTGGCAACTCATCCAATTCCGGATCCATCAACGCTGAACGGATGATAGCATAGATCTGAGGTCCGATAATAAATCTACGGATAGGGTTGTCTGGAAGTTTATCTTCCTTGAGTGGATCTTCAACCACAAAGCCTTGGAAAATGTATGAACGCTTTTTCCAATATTTACGACCCATTTCTTCCAATGATTTATCTTTAAACCAACCACGCACTTCTGATAGGATTGGACATGCTGTGCCGTCGTTATACATTTCCACACAGGGAACTTGTACCTGCACTGCTCTGCTGTCTGTTTCACCTTTGATGCCAGCGAATGGCAATTTGATCATCGCACGTTCTACCCAGAAGAATGTGTTGTTAGGATTGCCATCAGGTAAGAAACGTACAACGGCTTCTTTGCCTTCTTGCATATTCCAGTGTGGGTAAATTGCGTTGTCTCCACCGCCAGTGGATTGTCCTGTGGACTTTGATTGTGCTTCTTGAAGTTTAGCACGGATTTCTGATAATGTTGCCATTTTAAATGCCTCCTTGTGTTATGCCTAAAATGTTTATATGCCTTATGCACATGTTTTATTATGCGCTTTTTATTTATCAAGGTCAACGATTATCTACGTATTTTTTGATTTATCTTACCAAAAGAAAAAGCGGGTCAGGCCCACTTTTTCTTATATGCTGCCATGGCTCGTTGCCTAGCTAGCCATAATCTAAATTTTACATACTCTGATAAGTCATCATCAACTACCTTACCAAAGTCTCGAGCCTTTAGATTACGACCAAATGTGACTTCATCATCAACAACGAAGTCACTATCGTCTAACCCGAAATTACTTCGCTGGAGTAGCGGCTTTTGCGTCTGCTTTAGCTGGCTCTTTCTTAGCAGGTTCACTTTTTGCAGGCGTTGCTGCCTTTGCAGGAGCAGATGCAGCTGGTTTAGCTTCTTCTTTCTTAGCAGGTGCAGCAGGTGCTTGTGCAAATGCTGATACTGCAAATGCTGATACAATGATTGCGATTACTGATTTCATTTTAAAGTTTCCTTTAGGTTGTTTTACGCAAAGAATATTCCCTACGTATATATATAACGCTTTAATAAGACTAAACGTTTACATAAAAGTTTGATTTCATTTCGCCAAAAAGAAAGGGCACCTAAGTGCCCAATCTAACTGCGACGAAACTTTTAATAGCCTGCTAATTCTCTAATGCGTGATAGTTCTTGAAGTTCTGGATTTTGATCGGTACTCTGCTGTGGTGCCATACGTTCTACAAATTTACGAGCAACTTGTTCTGCCTGTTCGCCAAACTTCTTGCCTACCATAATAGCAACACCTTCTGGGCCTTTGGGAAATGTGCCTGTGTCACGATCATAAAATGATGTGATAAACTCTGCTAACTCTTCGGTGTTTAATCTTTCTTTTCTCTTTTCAAAATCACGTTTGGGTTTGTCGTCTTTGTATTCTACATCTTTCATAGTTAACGGTGACTGGCCTGCTTTTTTTCTATCTACTGCTGGTCTTTCGTAGTCTCTTGGATTGTCGGGATCCACAGCTTCTCGCGGCAATGGCTCTTGTGCAGGCGCAACCGCTGCCGCTGGATCAACTGGTGCTGGTTCCGCTTCCGGAGCAGTTTGATCAACTCCCTGGGTCGCTTCCGGGTCATCTACCATATCGCCAAAATCCAACTGTTCTAGTGTTTCAGGTGCATTGAATTCCAACCAATCTTTGACCAATGGTCTTACACATGCATCTGGATCTTGTGCTGCCTGTTCTTTGATTCTTTTATACAATTCTGGATCTTCGATTAATCCTTTAAGACTTTCAATGGCGTTGGTTCCATCGACACCTGCTGGGAAGTGTTGTCCTACAAGTTCTTGTAGTCCCTGTAATGCTGCTGCCTGCTCTTCAGGATCTTCACTGGTTACCGCACTTTCTTCGCCTAGTGCCATTACCCAATTTTCAAATTGAGCAAATGGGTCATTGTCTTCTGTTTCAACTGTAAGGTCTTCGTTGTTGATTTCTTCTTGTGTCATAGCGACTATGTCGTCATAGCCTATGGTGCTTCCTTCTTTCATTAGTCTG